AAACAGTAGATCTGGTGTTCAAAGAGGTTGATCTTGCCGGTTAATGGGTCGCGCCAGCCGCTGGCGAGCCCGTAGCGGCCCGCGCAGAGGATACACTCATCATCACCCTCAAAGGCGACGTCGATCGCGCCACAGGGCACTACGCGGCTTACAAAGAGCAGTGTCCCCTGGATCTCATCCAGAAAGGCGAGCGGGATAACGGTGTTTGCCGTTCCCTCCAAGGGATACATGCCCCTGGCCATCGTCCAAAACTCGGGAGTATTCCCTCCCGCTTTAAGACGCAGGTTTTCATACCCGCCAAAGGTCATGAAGCCGGGATAGACGAGTTTCTGTTCGCGGACGTTCTCCAGATCCGCGCCGTCAATGCGCAAAACGAGCCAGTTCTCTTTGCTCTTCCATCGCTTGTCGATGTCGACTTTGACTCGAGTCCAGCCTTGCTCAGGCTGAGCATACATCGCCAGAGGACTTAGGACGTCACGCGGGTTACAGGCAGCCGCGACCTTGATCAGGTCGGTGCCCTCCATGGAGAGGAGCATGTTGTCGATGCCCTTCCACAAACCCAATGGAACCTCCTCCGCCTCATCTACGAAGGCTCTGACTCGCCCGACTCGTCCAAAAATTGGATCTGGACGCAGCCTGGGTATGGGATGGAAACCTTGCAACGCGCCTCGACCACTTGCCCCGGCAGGAATAGAAACCCTGGAAATTCCCGCATGTCGGTTCTGAGAGTCCAGCCCAATAAAACCGTCCAGCCTGAGTCCTGGGAGTTTGATTCGGGAGCTTTCATGGAGTTTATGGAGGGTGGAAAAGACATTACTTTTGGCGTGACCGGCCGTCGAACTTATGACCTTAGTATTAGTAAATTGTGGGTCACGCAGCCAATCGAGCAAAAACCAAGCGACTGAGGAGTAGGTTTTCCCGGCAGATCCACAGCCTAGCAGGATGGTCTTTGGCTCAGCAAAGAGGGTTGACCATATCTCTTTTACGCACTCAGGCCGCGAATCGAAGAGTTCCTCGGTCCAGATCAGACGTGCCGCTTCTGCCAGCTTGTTTGCTCGGAGTAGTCGCGAAAGGACGGCCCAGAGGTAAGCGTCGGCTTGAGAAAGTCGCTCGCAACTGGGCTCAAGCATTCTTACCGCGCCGAGCCGCTCGGAGTCAGTGCCTTCGCCGAGGGATTCACGCAACTGGTCGATCAAACGACGGCCGTGGAGTGGTGCCGCGATAGGACTCATTTCCAGCGTTGCTAATAGGCTAAGACGCTGCTAATTTCGAGCCCGGAAACGAGTCTCCCTCTCTATGGCCAAGAATGTCTTCGATTGGCTCAACGGGGCTCCTGTGCGAGCGATCGATCTTTCCGCCCCTGTGATGCAACTCTTTGAGGAAGGAGACTGGGTGCGAATCGTCGTCCAAGGTAATGAAGACCGTTTCTTACCTCAAAGGCTAGCGAAAATTTTATTCCGCCAAATTGGAGAGCAGTCCTTTCCAGAAAAGAGCGAGCTCAGCCGTAACACTCTTCCCCGGAAATCAATCATATGAGTGAAGTCGAAATCGTAAATGAGCCTATGCCTGCTCCACGGGCCAGCGGGCTACGCATGAAGGGTGGGGCTCACATTGTCTTAGTCGAAGAGGCTACCGGCAAACAGGTGAGCGAAGTCTACACCCCTGACTACATCTACCAGAACGAACGGTGTACCAGGGACGGGAGGAAATACTAGCCATGCTCCGGCGCTCATTCCTGGCATTTGCCGCTGGTAATGGTCTAACCGCCCAGACAGATGGTAGCATTACTAATACGCTGATAGGAAAAGCCGGAGGCTATACTTCCCCCACTAACAACTGGGTTGGCTGCTTTACCGGTAATTTCACCGCTGCTGCCAAGTCAGCGGCTACTGCGGTTGAATGGCTGGTGGCAAACGATGGAGCCTATGCAAGACAAGCCATGGGTGCAAGTGGTGCTGGCTGGACAGTTAATGCGTACTTAAGTGGGACCGGCGTCGTTTGGACCAATACCAATACGATCACCCAACCGGCCGTGACCTTGAACGCGCAGACCCTCGGAGCGATTGGTTTGATGGACTCCGTAGGACCGACCGGTGGCAACGCCAATTTCTTCATCGATGTGGCGAGCCCGTTGAGCGTAGCCGTAGGAGTTAACGTGATTCTCTCTGGTGGTGGCTCCCCAGGATTAACTTTTACCACTTACTAGCGATGTGGCTAACTGGATATCCAACGGAGCAGATACGGGGGGAAGTGGAGCTTATTCTCCTGGCAGTCAATCGGTAGGTTACATCCTAGCCAATTACGCGGTCGCCAACGGCGACACTATCACTCTTCCTACGGGCACATTTAATTGGTCCACTGGGATCAGCTGTTCTAAATCGATCACGATTGCTGGTTCCGGCTATGCTCCCAACGGTTCAGTGGGTAATGTTGCCGCAGGAACGCCTAGCGCGACTCCAGGCGCACCGAGCTTAGCCACAGTAATTAACTGGATTAACACGGGTGCGGTTAACGCGATCGCATGCACTGCTCCAACCACCGGTAATCTTTTCCGGCTTAGTGGAATCTCTTTCACCGGCATCGCGCAAAATTCTTCTGGTCCTGGGCCGGGATATTTAGGGCTCTCGGGTTCACCCACTACAGATCGATTCCGCGTCGATAACTGTCGTTTCGACATGACTTCGTTCTATGGGACGATGGTTTTCCTGTCCGGTAATCAGCGTGGGCTAATCGATCATTGCACCTTCCAAGGTGGCGTTGCCTGCGAAATGATCCATAATTCGGCCAATGGAGCAGGCAACACCGCAGGCTGGCAAGATGATATTATTCCCGGCAGCGTCCAGTGCGTTTACATCGAAGACTGTATCGGTCAACTCTGGAATTACACGACCCAGACTAACAAAGGCGCGACCGCTTTAATCCAAAACTACTATGGGGCACGGACGTGCGTGCGCTACACGCTGCTAAATTTCTGCCATCTTGATGTGCATGGCACCCCTGGATCTGTGGGCGGCCGGTGGTTCGAGTTTTATTGTAACCAACTCTATCTGCCAAGCGGCATCACCGGAAACCAGACTATCTACCAATTACGAGGTGGCAGTGGAATAGTCTTTAATACGACGGTTACAGGTCCAGGCACAAGCTTGGGTGACACCACCAGTGTCTACCTTTTTACCGATGAAAACCCTCCATACGGCTCGACAAATCCGCCTTACGGGCCGGGAGCGGGGATATTCAGCGGAGGTGCAACTCAAGGACCGGCCTCGAGCCCTGTATATGTCTGGGGAAACGGGACCGGGGTAAATGCCGCATCCACCGCTCCAATTGCTGTTAACTCGAATTATTTCGTCAGTACGACTCAACCTGGGAGCATGACGATCAGTGAAAAGGCGTCTCAGATCCCAGCAACGACTTACAGCTATTCGCCCTACACGTATCCCCATCCGGACACGGGACTGAGTAGCACTCCAGGCACGGGACTAACGGCGCAAACCGACCTATCGATTACGAAAACATTAATCGGGGTCACCAGTGGCGCTTACAGTCCACCGGGAAACAATTGGGTTGGTCTTTTCAGTACCCAATTCTCTAATGCCGCTAAGGCAGGGGCCGTGGAATGGCTTAGTTCAAGCGATACGACCTATGTAAGACAAGGGATGGGTGCTAGTGGTGCGGGCTGGACGATATCAGCCTATAGTTCAGGAGTCGGAGTAACCTTTAAAAACACAAATCTCATCCTTTTCCCAGGAGTAGCCAGCAATGCGCAGACTTTGTATTCCCTTGGTTTCTTAGATTCTGGGACGCTCGGAAGCGGCAATATCAATTTCTTTATTGATATGGGTAACAACGGCCAACTTTCGGTCTCGATCGGCGTAAGCGTTTGGCTGCCAGCCTTGACCGGAGCGGTATTTACCACCAATTGAAGTTATGGCGATTGCCTTTGTACAAGCCGGTGCATGGAATGGAAGCGCGGTAGCGATGGGTAGTGCGCAAACCGCAGGCAATACCAATATTATCGTAGTTACAACTTGGGGCACAACTGCGACTCCCGCTAATGTAGGAGACAATATTGGGGGCACCCCCCAAAATACTTATACGCTGATCGGAAACACAACTCCGGATCCGACTTTCGGCACGGTGTATCTTTATATTGCGACTGGCATTAAGGCGAACGCAGCTGGAGCCGTTCTACTCAACAGCATCACGGTAACAAGCGGCACTGTTCAGTCAGAATTTTTTGAGTACTCGGGAGTCAGTTCGACTAAGGACGGCACAATTCAGACTGGCAGCGGGACGACCGGGACGGCAATGGCCCATGCCAACCTGACTACGACGGCTAGCACCAATGACTTAGTTATTTCAGTGGGAGTGAACGGTAGTGCCAGTAGTTTCACGCAAGGAAGCGGTTACACTGGCCGTTGGACCCAAAGCTCGATGGCGGCTTATTACGAGGACCAGATTATCACCAACTCAACGGGACCGTTTACTGGAACCATGACTGCTAGCGGATCTGGTCACTGGGTGGTGCTAGGGGTGGCACTCAAAGCCTCTGCACCCGCTGCGGTTAGTCCTGTTTTGACTGGCTCAATCGGGGTTACCGGCACGCAATCGGCTGAGCTTGCGGTCGTGCCTCCGGCCTTAAGCGGCAATATCGGAGTCAGCGGCGTTCTCGTTCCGACCTTGCAGGGAGCTAACTACCCGGTTTTAAGCGGCAATGTTGGCGTAAGTGGAGTCCTAAACGTGCAGCTTCAGGCAAACGTAAGCGGCAGCGGGGTGGCTGGGGTCCAGGGAGTGCTCGCACCTACGCTAGGCTTGAGCCCACCTCCGCTAAGCGGGCAGGTATCTGTCGGTGGCACGCTGGTTACTAACCTAGCAGCCTCTCCAGTTTTGAGTGGCAACGTTCGGGTCACTGGAACGCTGGTCGCCTTAGTTGGGGTAGCTTTTACTGGGACAGGACGAATCGGAGTGAGCGGTACATTGCGACTAGCATTTTCTCCGGCCCAGGTTCGGCTCAGCGGATCGATCGGTGTCAGCGGAGCGCTCAGTGTCACTCTGTCCGGTCCGCCGGTTCCGCCGGGACCACCGAGCATTGCAAAGGATGGCTATCCCGGCGACTTCCTGAGCGGAGGCTGGTAGCTAATGGACCTTATACCACAAATGCTCTTGCTGTGAGCGTTTCGGCCAAGGCACCGGTTGCGGCCGGTAAGGCCAGCGCTCGACTTTGAGTTCAGGCTGGTAATGTCCTAAGACCCAGTCATTCCGGTTTTTGGGGTAGCCTGGATACTTAGAGGGCGCAACCGGAGGTGTGACCGGCACTACTACCGGAAGTAATCCGATCATCGATGCAACCCAATAGCCAGCGGTCAGAGTTCCGACGTTTTGGGGTTGGGATCCAGTCACGCTCCCTAGCTGGTTATAGAAGGTGCAGCAATTGATAAACCCGCTCTGGCTCCTGACCCAGGGAGCAGTGGCTAGGCAGCTGTTTTGCGGCATGACTCCGCAGAAAAGCATCTCATTGGGCTGGGCTAAAACCGGAGTCAGACTCACGGCAGCGCTAGAGACGCTTCCTCCGCCGATATAGGAGGCGAGATCGAGGGAGGCGATACCGGAGAACTCGACGATATCAACGTTAAAGCTGGGTTGGCTTGCGCTCAGAGTCCCGGTGACAGTCAGAAGCGCTGGCACTCTGGCAAGTTTAGTACTCCAGATGGTTGACCAATAGGTGTTGCCGCCGGTGGTGATGCTGACCCAGGCACCGCTAGAAGTGTAGAGGTTGGTAGGAGTGGCGTTGTCAGTGACGGAAGTGATCACCGGTGTCGCGCCGGTATTCTTGACCAGTAGGGACACCATGACGGTGTCTCCTACCACTGATGCGCCGGTGAAAGCTGGAGCCTGGGTAGAGGAATTATTTGTTCCAGACTTAGCTGACTGGACGTATGCCATGGGCTCCTAGCTGCCCTGTCTTTTAGCCCTTTGCCGTTGCCGGGTAGGGTTGCCAAGGTCCACCAGCAAAACTAATTGTAGGCAATCCGAATGCGCAGCCGGGCGCAATCGCTCGGGGACCACCTTCGGCGGGCGGATAGCCGCCTTGGCCAGGAGTCACAACGGTCGGATAAAACGGGGTCAGGGTGCAGACTACGCCGAGGTTCTGAGTGTTGGGCACCGGCGCAGGACCTGGGGTCAGGTGGGGAGTTATTCCATTGCTCATGAGCCGAATCCTAGTTTACTCTGAGGCTAATGTCGAACCTCTTGTTCTGCTTGCAGGTCTGTCCTCTTGACTGTGATGCCGGGCTTGAGTTGACCAAGCTCATCGTGGAGCTGGAACAGCAGCACCCCAGTTCCGATCGGCCGCCCTGGCTAATCAGTTACCGTAAGGACACACCTCTTTCCAGAGTCGCCACGATGCAGGAGTTTCTGTTAAAAGCCTTCCCAACGGTGTGGAGTGTTCAGGCTGAGCATTTCGATACCGGGTGGCCCAGTGGCTCGAATGCGCTTTGGCGCAGTGCCATGCAAGATGTCGCCAGAGCGGCCGCTAGTGGCGAGCTGGACGCGGAAGGGGTCCTGACCTTCGAACCGGATTGCGTCCCTTGCACAGAGGATTGGATTACGCGGCTCCAGCGGGCTTACGCCGAGCGCACCAAGCCCATTGTCGGCAATATCCATGATCAGAGCGCCCAGGGCGGGATTGCGGCTCACGTCAACGGCAACGGGATATTCCCCGTGTGGCTGGCTCGGGACTGGAAAGCAGTGCTCTCTACTCCCAAAGATGCAGCTTGGGATTACCATCACCGGGAATTGCTTGTGCCGGTTTGCCAGGACACCAACCTCATCACCTCTTGGTATCATAAGACGGCGTTGACGGACGAGGAATGGAAAAGCATTTCCAAGAACGGAGTTCGACCGGCGCTCCTGCACGGGGTAAAGGATTCAAGCGCTCGGGCCATGGTCAAACGTTACCTCCTCCACGGGGGGCGGCTCGGAGCTCCCACTCCCGGCGTTTTCGGCACTCGAGCTTTTATTCCCAGGCCCGCTCAAGGCAACGTCTGAAGGGCGCTGAGTCCAACTGTGGTACTGGACAAACTTCTCCGGCGGGCATTCATCAAAATGGCGGAAACTGTAGAGCCCGCGCTCACAAATCCAGGCGTAGAAGCCCAAAAAGTCGTAGTCCATCAAGGTGATGGGATGCTGCAAAAAGTTCTCCGGGTAGAACGGTTTATCGGAGTGGACTAATTCCTCGTAGGGGCGCTGATTTAGGCCACTGACATACCGGCGCATCTCGCTAAAAGTTTGCCGCCGGTAAAGGGTGGCGCACCGCGCCATAAAATGAAGCTTCGTCGGGACCCGGAAAGCTTTTTCAGTGGCTTTTTGCCACGGGCTCAGGGGATGCTTAGCAAGATGTTCTTCGTAGGTCCGATAAGTAATCAGGGGCCTCCCCGATTCCATAAAGTCCTCCAAGGTGGCATCTTTGGTCAGGACGCAATCTGAATCGGTGAGCAAAATGTAATCGCCCTTACTCCATCTCTCGGCACAGGTTTTGCAGTACATCGCATGGCAGTAACCATCTCCCCAGGGCCGCTCGAAGCTGAAATGCAGGTCCATTTTCTCCATAACCCGATCCCGCCACTGGCATAGTTCCCGGCAGTTCTCGTCCAAGACCACAACCACTTCAGTCTCAGGCTCTTTCCAATGCTGATCCAGTGACCACAGGCAGCTCTCCAGCCACGCTAAATCGTTCAACCAGCTCTTGATAAATATGGTGACTTTCATGTAAGTTAATTGTTATATTAAAAAAGTTATGCCTGATGACCTTAAGACTTTCGTAGACCTTTTAACCGGAGAGCGCAAGCCCGAGAACGAACGGGAGGAAAACTGGCTCGCCTTTATGGGCGGAGTGCGCGGCCCGGCCGATGGCTGGGAAAAGAAATGGGTTGTTTGCACCGAGTGCGGCAGCGAATGGCAACAAACCGGGATGCCCGCTTCGGCAGGCAAATGGATTTACATCCCAGTCTGCAAACCCTGCCGCCGCAAATACGCTCAGGCTAAGCCTTCCAAGCTCGCCAAGGGACCGCTGAGAGAGCGTGCTGATATAGACAACTAATCTATCTGCTGGCCAGCCCGATCGATCCTGGGGCATCTTAGCCCGATGCTCTGCGATATCATGATCGTCAGCCATAAGCGGGATCTGGTCTGGCTTTACTATTGCTTGCGGCTTCTGCTTATGAACTGGAAGGAGCCCGGCAGCCGGATCATCGTGCGGCTCGAAGACGATTGTCGGGAGGGGATCAAAAACTGGGATCTGCCGGGACCAATCTACTACTACTGGGTCCATCCCTGGCCTGATGGGTACATGTTCCAGATGTACCAGAAGTGCATCAGCGACGACTTTACTCACGCTGAGATGATGATGATGGTCGATTCTGACCTCATGCTCATAGCTCCAGCCAAGCTGGAAGACTTTCTCCAAGACGGTAAACCTATCATTGAGACTCTGGAATGGCACCAATCCAGCCCTGTCGCTCAGCAAGTCTGGCGTAGACCGGTGAGCCGGGTGATGGGCATGGATTTAGACAAGGATTACATGGTCAGAGCGCCCAATTTATACTGGCGCGAGACCTTCTCTAAGACGCGGCAGCGCATTGTCCAGGCCACCGGCCGCAGCTTTTATGATGCCGTCTATAGCCGGGAACACTTTAACCCGGCCCGGTTTCTTCAGCATCCAGTGACCTTTGCTGATTTCGAGTGCTTGAACCTCTATGCAGCCACCTTCGAGCCGGATCGCTATGTCGTGCGGCCGCAGCAGCTAAATCCCAATAATCCCTTCCGGCTTTTCTGGAGCCATGGCGATTGGTCAGCCTCGCTTCAGGCTGAGCTGGACGCTAAGTTGCAGGCTCAGTGAGCACCTCGATTAGCGGCTTTCCTGGCACCATTGCCATTTGATCGGGAAAGAGCGCAGAGGTCACGAAATTGATTGCCTTTAGGTAGTCAGTGGTGACTAGCACCGGCACTCCGAGCCGTTCTTGCTCGCCAATAAAGGCTTCCTGGGCTTTGCTCAAAGTCCCGTGCTCGCTCTTAAATTCGACAAAGCAGTGCGCCTTTGCCGACCAGACATGAAAATCCGATAGCCCGACCTTGGTCGTTGTGGCCTTATCCATGCGCGAGTGGCTGTAGCCCAGGTAATGCCGGTGCCGCAGACACCAATTCTCAAAGTTCTTGTGCAGCTCCTTCTCCTCATGGGCGCAGTGCCGTTCGATGGCTTGCTCTGCGGTCAACTGGCCTTTGGCGTAGAGCCGCCGGTCTTCTGCGTTCATACACTTGAGGATGTTATCGGGTAGAATTTGCATGGAGCTTCAACTATGATTCAAAGGTTATGACGGTATCCAAGGATCAAGTCCGCAAAGTAGCCCAGATGGTCTATCCGCAGCTCTGGCAGAGTAACCCTGTCGAGGCTGTGGCCAAAGCGGTAGAATTTATCTATGACGCTGCTAGTCCTAATCTCTCCAATCAAGCACCGGAGACTTCGGAAAACTCAACTCAAATCAACGCCACGGTAAGAAACTTACGTGACGCTATGAAGCGCCAGAAGATGCATGTCAATGTGGTCTCTCGGATCCTTGGGGTGAGCAGTTACACCGTTAGAACGTGGTTAGAAGGGAAGTACAAACCAAACGACGAAAACCTGAGAAAGATCGCCGCTTTTATTGAGAACAATCTCAACCCTGTGACGGCAGATTCGTCGAAGTAGTTTTCTTAATCGAGAGCACAAAGGCCGGATGGCCGATCTGATAGACCCCTCCCCTGCGCTCGGCTCGCTGCAGTAGTTCGGCGAGCGTTGTGCTCCAGCTTAAAGGAGGTTCATCCGAATTGCGGTGCTGGTCTGAACTCATCTTAGGGCCATGCATTGGATCAGAGGAAGCGTCCACATCCATGCCGGTCATCATGGAGGGAATAACCGTGCCGGGATTGCTAGCTCTGAACTCCTCTTCAGCAGTAGGAGTTTTTACCGCTCTTGGGTCGCCCGGCCGCTTGGGATTAGCGACGGGATTATTGAGCTGGCTGACCACCTTGGTGGAGGCGTTGCGCACAATGCCTCCTTTGTTGCCTAGTGCCTTAACGGTGTTGGGGGGACCGGGTGCAACAACAGCGGGCTGGGGTTGCCGGTCCCTGGCATGTTCGGCAAAGGATTCTTCTACCGCTTGGTTCAGCCAATTTTCGATGTCACTCATTCGGCGTTCAAGATTCCATCCAGTTCGTTGAGTACTTTCTTGCGGTCATCATCCATCCTGGCCTTGACGGCATGGTAAACTCCCTTTAAGCCCTCATCAAGAGAACCCCACCGGGCTTCCGCGTTCTCCACGAATTTACTAAAGCCTGCTACTTCAGCCTCAGTCAGGCTGCCCACGGTGCGGTCTTTGAGGTTCTCGATCCGGGTGAGCTTGAAATTGAACCAACTGGGTTGGCTTTCCGGCACAGTGGCTAAGGGCGCGGGTTCTGGAGTGCTAAAAAGATCGCCACCCTGGACCTTGCGATCGGTCTGGTCAGCTTGCGCTTCCTTTTCCCTGCGTTGCTGTTGGTCGATCGAAAAATTGCCCTGCTTATTCTGCTCATCCCAATAGGTTTTGTCGGCGCGAGCCCGGCGCACCATCTCTGCCTCGATAGCTTCTTCAGAGTCTTTGTCTAGTTCTTCTCGGAGCTCCTCTTGGATGTAGAGGTTGCTACATAAATTCGGGAACGCGCCCCGGTAACAGGCTGCCCGGCTGCATTTGCCAAGCATATGTGAGCCCATCCGCTTCCAGAAAGGGTTAGGAACTTCCGCCCCTTGCTTGTCGTAAACGAATTGGCAGAAAGCGTCCCAGCGGACTACTTCGGTCTGCGGTCGGCTTCTATCCTTTCGGTAGATGCTGGCTCTGGCTGCGACCGGTGGCTCGGAAGGCAGCCAAGCGTTGTTCCATTCCCCGTTAGAGCCGGTCCATTCAACCTCGCTCTCGCCATCAAAGACCCCGCTACGGTCCGCGATCCCGCGCAAACCCTGCAAGGTGGTGATAATTAGCATTACCTTTTCATACTCGTTGTCCTTTATTTTTTTGCTGCGAATGTCGGGCCGAATCTGGCCGGTGAAAGGGTCCAATCTTGTTCTCTCGCAGACTTCAAAAAAGTAATCGGCTTGATCATCAGAAAGCTTTGAACATAAAGGACTTTTACGCAGGATATCCTTTTGTTCTTGAGTCAGGAAAGGGGCCGGGCTGGAATTGTTAACGCCGTTAGACATAAGGTTTTATTGGAGGTTGTGTGAAAAGAGAAAAGCAATTGCCTGGATGCTGGCCCAGATCAGAAATGCCCAAGCTAAAACACCCCAATCAAAACCCGGACGAGAGCATTTCCAAGCCATGGAATTGTAAGGAGGAGACTCGTAGCCCACGATCTCTTTGCACTCTGAACAGATTAGGGCGCAGTAGTCTTGACGCTTGCCCCACTTGGTATGTCGCGGCCGGTGAATGGTGCCGCGTATAAAAGGATGAAAGGGTTGGGCTCCGCATTTTGGGCAATGCCTGAAGGGAACTGAGCGTCCTTTCAAAAGCGTGACTTCAATCGGCATCTTTAACGAAAAAGGTTTACCATCCTCCCCTCGTTCTTCAAGCCTTCTTGGATGTGTTCCAGGGCGATAATGCGGCCTTTATCGTTGCGCTTGATCTCCCAGGATTTCATGCGTTGCTTTTCGGGGGTAGCGGCAACCACCATGAGCCCTTCTTTTCGGTGAGGAGCTTCTTCTGCCGCTTTCCATGTGCGCTTTTCGCCCGGCTCCAGTTTCGCCATCCAGATTTCGCTCACAAAGGAATACGCTTTAGCGTTCTCGGTTTTGAGCATTAAGCGAATCATCGTCAGAATACCCACTTTCTCCCGTTCATCGTTCCAGGGGGTCCCGATAATGTCCCGGCTATCGTCTGGTTTAACGATTAGCCACATGGGCAGGAGATCGCCGTCGCTAAAGAGCCGGTTGCTTCCCACCTTAAATGCGATATCGATGAGATCCTCTAAAAGTTCGTCCTCGTTCATTTTTTTAAAAGGATGGCCGGGACAGTCGCCCAACCATCCTGAAGGCCGCTCTATTTAGCGGCGAAGTTCACTTTGTCGGTACTGAAGTTCAAGGTGGTGGTGTACTTCATCCGCTTAGCACGAGGGTCCGGCGGCTCATGGTAGAGCTGGGTCAAGGTCACCTTTATCGTGGTCGGGTTAACCCATTCCCCGAGGGTTGCCTTGGTCACATCGGTGAGCTTGGGCATCTTGGGATCACCCTCCAGGCTGAGCGGAACCTCATGCCACTGGCCGTTCGCCAGTTCGCCCATAATAAATATGGGTGCTTTTGGTTGCTGATCCATGATCACCACCCGCCGGGAGTCTGGCGAGAAGCTGATCGTGACGCTTTCGTGATACATGGTCTCTGATGGGAATTCAAAAAGTGTGTGTCCTTCTTGGTCAAAGATCCCATAATGAGACACGGGGTGATTTTGCTGGTCATAGGACATGTACTGGGATTCGGTGATGGCTCCTACTGTCCATTGCTGATCAAAGCTGGTAACTTTGAGATTGTTAGATCCGACAACTGAACCGACTCCGACCTGAGCCGGTGCAGAAGCGGAAGCGGTTAATGCCGCAAGAATGACTGTTAGTAAAGCTCTCATATGCTAATTGCCGATTACGGATGGTGGAGGGATTAGACCTTTGCTGTGTGGCCAGTATTTAATAGTGCAGCTGACATTGAACTGCGTGGCGCTGCTCTGATAAAAGGGCCAGCCCATTAGGTAACAAGCGGCTTCTGAGATTTCGCCTTCTGCGTGACCGTCACTGTAGTCGGCGACTACTGCCCAGATCCAGTTACCCGTTGCCGGGTTACTGATTTGAGCCCAGTCGCCCGGTCCTACGCCTCTGGCTGCTGCGGTAGAAGTGTAGGCAACATATGGTGTTACCGCAGAGTTTACCCCTGGGAGGCTTGTGTTGGCACTCCATTTCAAGTCATATCCCCGCTCGTTCGGATCGCCATCTGTATCCACCCGGACAGCCCAACTCCCAAAATAGCCAGGGGAACCCAGGTTATGGTAAGGGCCGTGCAGCAAAGCCGGTCTGTTGAGCATCCGACCATAACAGATGTACGAAATCTGATATCGGAATCCCTTGGTATTTTGGCTTCCGTAGCTGTTATAGGGCATCGTCCAGAGCAGACTGTTGCCTATAAAGCTGTAATCGTCTTCGACATATCCGGCTACCACAATTGCCGGTAGTTCCGTCGGGTTAGTCGCCGTGATGGCACGGCCTTGGCCCAATAGGCCGAATGCGAACATTCCGGACATAAGGAATGCCGCCTTTATTGGTTTCATTGGTATTCATCATTTCTGGTATTAGTGGCAAAAGCCGAACGACTTCTTTTGCCGAAAGCTGGTTATTTAAAAAGCAGGTCCCGTTGAATCTCGGAACAGAAGCGCATGTGATTTGCCAGAAGTAGCCCTAGCTCCCGCAAGGGATCGTGTTTAGGCCAGTTGGCTACCGCGTCAATTAATGCCGGGTAAACCTGAGCGCAGTCCTGCCAGGAAAGTCTGCCATCGCAATCGGAGTGGTTGAGCAACGGGTAAAGGGGTGCGTCTTTGAACGGTTCCCAGGAAACATCGCCTCCAAAGCCTTCCATCTCGTAGAGGGTGATCCCTAGAGGAGCGGCGAGCCTGCGCCGGAAATATCCGAAAACACCGTAAGTGAAGCTGGCCCGCTCGCGATGAGAGAAATCCTCGTGGTAAGGGATGCCATCGGTACTGAAATCAAGTCCCATCCCGCACTTTAACCGGAACCCTACCGGCTAGCAAGTATTGCTTTGCCTTTTTTCCTTAGGCTATTCCGGCCGGGACCGGCAGATGGTTCTTGTTGCGTTCCATCTCGGGAATCTTGGCTTTGTTGAGTTCTTGGACGGCCGCGCCGATCTCGTCGAGCGTACAGCCGGGCGTCTTATGGCGGTACTTCATGAGGACGGCAATAGCGTAACCGAGATTATCCTTAGCGCCACGAGCGTACATGAAGGTGATGTTCTCCAGTTTCTGCACTCCGGCGTAGAGCTTAAAATCGTACTCCAGTTCCCAGTAGCGTACGATCAAGTGGAAGAGCGGCCCCTTTTTCGTACGCCGGGCTTCCCAGCGCACCCGTTCGATAACCCGTTCGATACGCTGCTCTGGACTCAGGTGGCTAACGTTCAGAAGTTACCTTCCGGTTGCTGCGGCTGGACGGCTTGAGCTCCTGCGGCGGCCGGAGTCGGGCCGTGGGCTTGGGCTGGTGGCCTTGTAGCTTTTTTCTGGGCAGGAGGCTGCTGGACAGCTTCCTGGGGCGGCAATTGGCCTTGTGGCGCGGCTTCGCGGGCCGGACCGTGCTCTATCATGTAAGCTCGGGCTAGATCGCTTTCACTGGGTTCGCCGGGATTGCCTTCCCCGCTTGGGTGCTCGCCCTGGTAGCGGCCGGGATGCGGCCCGTGTCCGGCATGGTGGATGATGGCGCGGGTCAGATGCTCTTTATATTCTTCCGGTGCAGCGTCCCAAGCATCCTGATCCGCGTTGAACATGATGGTCATAGCTCTTTTTCTCGCACTAAGACCCGCCACACCAGCCAGCCGGTCTCGCAATAGCTTTCAACTGAAGTCATGGCTGCGGTCGAATACCAGCGCTCAAAGTCCGCATGATGTTTTTCTCTGGCAAGTTCCAGTTCGCGCTCTAAGCGGGTCAGTTCTTCTGAACTCATAGATCTCTAGCTTTGACTCTTCTGACTAAGTGATGAGCCGCAGTCAAGTAGTCTTCGCTAGATGAGGCGTCTTCACCCTGGAACAACTGCTGCTCCAGATACCATAAGAGAGCCTGCTTGTCAGCGTTGTTTATCTCGATGCCGTGCTTGCGCAAGTTGCTGTCCACTTCCTTGATCACCTCGCGCCACTGTTTCCGCTCAGGAATACCCCGAGGGTCATCGGATAGGCCGTGCAGATTGAGATCGATATTTTTGCCGGTTAAATTTTCGCGAGTGGCTAGGGCCGGATTGTAAGAGCCTTTCAACCCTTCGCTTTTGATAAAGGTGTTATGGGCTTTATCCGCCCAGGCACCAATTGTGGGTGCTAGCCGGATGGCTTCTTCGCGGGTAAGGCCGGGACCGGCCGAGTGCAGAGCTGCGATCTCGGCCTTCATCTTTTCCTGTTCCTCTGGGCTCGCGTGCTTCAGGCTTCCATCAGTGATCATCTCATGGAGCTTGGTCAGCTGCGCTTTATTGTCTTCGCTCTCACCGCTTCCCCTATCCTTACGCAAGGCGTTAGGGCTGAACCCGAACATGTTACCCGCAATCCGGTTCAAAGTTCGGCTGAACCACAGGTCCATCGTAGTAGGCTTGAAATTGCCGTGCAGGTTCTGAAAGAAAATCCCGACTTTAGGACCTAACATCGAGGAGCCCGGCAGCAATTCATCGGCCGCTTCGCCGCCCGGCCGGTAACCGAACTTCTCCTGCATCTGAGCGGGGGTGAACTCGCTGTGCAGAGCGTCGTCCAACTTGCGTTCACTCTTCAGATCATCCTTAAGCTTATTGAGCTTAGCGAAGTTCTTGATCATGGCCGGGTGTTTAGTGCCTCCGCCGATATAGCCCGTGCCGAAAAGCGCTGGATCAATCGGAAACTCGTCATGCGTCTTCCAGTACTGGTAAACGTGCCAAGCCGACTCCGCGTTAGCGAAGACGTTCTGGCCTTGGGAAGTGACGGCCATCGCTAACTTGAAGGCCCGCATGGCGCGTTTGTTAGTTTTAAGCTCAGGGGCAATCTCACTGAACTTCTCCATCGCTTTTTTGACGTTCAGGTCATACCAGCCGTAAGCGCTGGAGCCGTTAGCTAACGCATGCATGATGTCATGAGTCAGAGCCTCGGCCGCGATGGAACGGTGTTCGGGGTTAGCGTAGTCCAGCCGGGAGTTTCGCTGGTCGAAGAAGACTCCCTTGGCTTCATTACCTTTTACGCCTTCAGGGAAGGTGTCCTGGCCATAGATGAACCGGTGCGCCGAGCGTTCCGGCAGGTTGGGGTTGTCGGCAACGAACTTCTGCGCAACCTCCCTGATCCGTTTACGCTCGGCCTTGAGAGAGGCCGGGATCTTAGCCCGATCGATCGCGGCCAAGCGCTTGTCTTCGTCTTTCTCTTGGTCCTTGTACTCCTTAGTCTGGCGGATGCCGCGCCAATTCTGGGTGGCTTCTCCTAGGAGTTGGTCGATCCATGCCCCTTCAGGCGATGGCTGAACTCCAGACGGCGACGCTTCGGCCCCTTGCCCTCGTCCAGGGTATAAGGAATCCCGTATTCCTTGCACAGTTTGCGCAAAACGCTCGGCCGCTCTTTCGCGGGAGTAGGAGTCGCCTTGGATTTCGTGTGTGCCATAGCTTTCGTGACCTTCGCGGACCACTCCGCTCTTAATCAGTTTCTCCAGTGCCTTAGAATGTTCTCCTTCTTCATCAACAAAGTGAGCCCAGACCGGGGCGCGAGAGTTTTTCTGTCCTTCCAGGGAGTGCTCATCGATTCCATGCTGGCGCAAGAGCGCGGCAACCGCTTCTGGGTCATCGTTATTAAAGGCCAAGCTATAGAGCTTATGCGGACCCTCTGGATGGACGGTAAAAGAACTTACCTCTCTAGCGGCTCCATGCAAGCCTTTCAAGGCTTGGGCTAGCCTGCGGCCTTGCAGATCTTGCTCTGGATCTACGTTAACCCGTGTGACTAACCCGTTGTAAGAGCCTTCGGGTGCGGTGCCGATCACATCGGAGTTGGAACCCGGCTCGTGTCCCAGCCGGGACGAAATCTCCCGGTCAACTTTGTCGGCAAAGGCGCGGAAGTTGTGGTGCGGTTCCTGGCCCAGAGCCAGCTTAGCCGCGTTATGAGTCTTACTTAACCCGATCTGCGGGCTCTGAAACTCGATCCGGCCATAGCTCTTGGGCAGCATCTCGCCCTGGTCGGATTTCTCTTCCTTCAAGGCATCCGGCACGGCCGGTCCCGGCTCAAAGCGTTTTTCGTAACTACCCACTTCTCCTTCGCTCGGCAGCTGGCTAATTGAGCTTCTTATTTGGTGAGGATGGAAAGCGGCGAAGAGGTCCGTGTTGCCATAGGGAGGCTTTTCTTCGTTCCACATCGGATCGTAGGAATTGCGCAAGATCAGACCATCATGTCCCTTGGCTTTAGCTTCTGTAATTAGCTTAGGTAGCTCGCCTTCTCCTGGGCGCATTTTGCCGCCCATATCGATCTCTTTTGGATTCTGGATGCTCAGATGAGCTGGGAAAATGTTAGCTCCCTGACCGGCGACCAAGACATCACCCGACTGCCTAGCGTTGTTGAATATTTCTTCTCTTTCCTTCTCCAGAGCTAGGTAGTGGTCATTCAGCTGTTGAAGTTTTTCGTAGGGAAGATTTAGATCTTGCGCATCCTTTTCCAAGTTGCGCATCTGTTCGGAGATCTCATTAACGCGGCCGGTTCTACCGGTAATTCCGTACTGCTCAGCCTCATCTGGATGAGAGGTAAACCAGTAGGCTAATGCTCCACTCCTTGCTCCGGTATTGCTGGCATCGTGGCTGAAGGTATTAAAGGCTCGATTGGTCCCGTGATAGACCACCTGGGGCTTGCCCTGAGAGTCGACCACTTTGCTTTTACCGAACCAATTCGGCTCGGGTGCGTAGCTACCGACTTCGCCTTCGCTGGGCGGAGGCGCAGGTGGCCCGGCATTCGGCGGATGGGGATAAAGGCTCTCTTCGGGCATGTGCCCGGTGTACTGTTGCCAATTCTCAATCGGAAAGTATTTCTCCACCATGGCTCTTTCCTGGGCCAGTGATTCTGGAGCGGTAGCAGGTTCAGTTAGTTGCGGTTCTACTACCTTCCAAGTGGTGTGACCTCCTGGCTGGGCTCTTTGACCAACGACCCTGGCCTCAATTTCGCCCCGATCCCGAAGATAAATATGCTGCCGGAATTCTTCTAGCCGCTGCTGAGCATAGTTCAGGAACTGGGATTGGGTTCCACGAGGACCGAAAAGATGGTGGAATTCAGCCATTATCACCTGCCGGATACCGTGATCATTGAAGAGCCTATCGTGAATTTCAGCGGGAGGTATACCTCCAGGGAAGCCTTCAATAAACTGGACTCCATGCTGGATTTCGTGAGCGATGCTGCCTTTAACATCAGGATCCTGGGGGGTTCTTATAAATAATTGCGGTGCAAGATGCTGGCCGGTTTGCTGATCGATCCCAGGAGGAGCGTAAGCGCCCCCCAGCTCCGGCGGAAGAGTGGGATCCATCGTGACCTCGATATCTGATAGCTGCGGGTAATTTCTGAACAGCTCCGGGTGGACAATGGCCTTGTCCAGCTTGATAGGCAGGGTCCCTTGCTGGTAGTGGTGTTCCAGCATGGTCTTTGCAGTAGAGCCTTTTGGGGCCTTAGCAAACTTCAGATTTTTATCGGATATCTCAAAGCGTTCGGTAGGAGCCACTTCCTTGGTGTGCAAGGTAGTGTGGAAAACCCGGCCTTTCTCTTGGGCTCTGCCGTAGCCAAGCGCTTTTGGGCCGCCTAAAGGCATGCCCACATCAGGATCTGAGCTGATCGGCGCAGGCATCGGTTTCTCGTAAGAGCCAACTTCTCCCTCACTAGGAGCTGGCAGGCTCGTCATCCGGTTCGTTGCGGCAATGCGTTCTTGTTCTAACCGGTCGGCTTCAGCGGGATCGAATTGTGGCGTTCCAGAATATTGAGCGTGGTATTGATTCTCCCGATTCCTGGCTGCGTGGTATTCCTTTTCAGCAGGATGTATCCACTTCGACATAATCCCAGCTTCCCTGCCCCATTGCCGGGTGTTCTCGATCTCCCGCCAGATCTCTTGCTGCAAGTTCCTGAACTGGTGCTCAGGCTTCTGACGCAATACCGAAGGGATCTCTTCTTCTTTTGGGTACTCAGCTCTTTTGCCTGCCACCCGTGCTTCGATTTCCCCTGGGTTATTGCGGTAGATCGCATAAGCCATATCCCGCATGCGGTTCTCCGCAAAAGCTTCTCTTTGCCTGCGCTTATATTGATCCATGTACTTAGCCGGAGTCGGATTACGAGCGTCCCATTCTTTGGTTAAATCCCGACTAACCGCAGGATCATTTTGTAGATTTTCTAAAATGCTATCTAGGTTCTCCCCTCGCCCGCTCCACTTTTCGTAGTACTGAATCGCATGTTGTATCTCGTGGACGATGGTGTTCTTATTCTTGTGATCCTTGGTAACGACTTCGCCACCGAATGTGTTTCCACCTGCGTCTTCAAAACCAGCTCGATGATAGCCACCTTCCTTGATGTTAGGATCGAATCGGATTGTGTAACCCCGCAGAAACGGGTAGTTCCTGAATAGCTCTGGGTGATCAATGGCTTGATCCAAATACAATCCTGCCACCGGCTTCTCGGTATAAGCCTGATGAAGCGCATTCTTATACATACCGGCACTGCGCCCGGTGGCCGGTTTCATCTTCATGTCCCGATCGTCGATCTCGAAGCGTTCACCTCCGCCGATCTCGGGGTTTTTAAAGGTGCGGCCTTCTTGCTTTGCTTGCTTAAACCCAAAGGCCCTAGGCCCGGCCAAGGGCATACCCACAGCTGGATCAGAGCTGATGGGCGCAGGCATGGGAGCATAGCTACCGACTTCTCCCTCGCTAGGAGGAATTACAGATTGCCCAGGTGACGAGCCTGTTGCAGTGCTAGATGGATTTCCTTCTCTGTGAGCTTCTCCTTGCGGCCCTTTTCCAACCATTCGATTAGCTCTCGCTCTTCGGTAGTGAGCCCGGCTAGCCGCTTTTTGCTGGTCCCATTCGTCTGAGTAGTTTGATGCTCGCTCATTAAGTAGCTTAGGCAGCTTGTGTCTAGCTCTCGCTATCGCTGCCTCACGCCCGCCTTCAGGATAGCCTTCCCATCCCATAAAGGCAATATCAGGGTCATCATCGTTTTCGAAGTCCCACTTAGGCGGAGCGTAGTCGCGGTTAAACTTCATCCGGCCGGTTTCCTTGAACCCGAACTGGCGGTAAAACTCCGGCAAATAGGGATCGTACGCATCAAGATGAGTCCCGCCCTGAGTGATGGCATGGGCGACTGCGTAAGCGCCATGGCCTTTAGGGCCACCGTTGTTGAAGACATTCTGGATATCGCCCTCCGGCGAGACGGCAACTCCGATGGTGCCTTCGGGATTCATGTAGAGCTGATGCTGCTGGATATCCTCAGGCTTGAGTGGGCTCAGGTACTGGGGCCGTTTTGATTTATCGCGGGCCGCGATGAAGTCTTCGGGGGAGGCTGTTTGGAAATTCGGCGGTTCATCTCCGGCACCAAGTGGCGCTCCGATGATGGGGTTGTAATCCATCGGAGTCGGTGGACGGCCTTCTGCTTTACTGAGCGGCTTGAGGTCTTCACTCCACAGCTCTCTTGGTGCCGCTCTCTGGCTGGGCGGCTGTCTGCCAAAAGCCTCTTCAATCTCCGGCTCTCTGCGCATTCCCCTTTCACTCAGCTGCCTGGATTGTCTGGCAAGAGTTGCGGCCTCTTCCCGGTCTAAGTACCGGCCGTAGTTAGTCAGGAAACCGGTCTCAGGCGCATCCAGGGTGTAAAGCTCTCCCGCATCGTAAGCATTTTGATGGGCTTCGAAGTGGTTCCTACCCAGATAGATCTTGCCGCTACCGTGACGTACCGCAGCATGAGTAATTTTCTCGCCTCCGCCTAACGGAGCGCCGATTAACGGATCCTGACTAATCCCCGTAGGTTTAAATTCAGCCGTGGTATGCCGGTAATGCGGTGCCTGCGGAATGACTTCGGCCGCCGGGAAATTCGATTTGCGCATCGACTCAGCGCCCGGTTCTCCATGCCGCATCAATTCAACTCTGTGGGCTCGCCAAGTGGCTTCCAGAGTGCCTTCGCGCCAGGGCACTTTCTTGCCGGTGTTTTCCCAGTCGTTGGTCTGCTTGTTGAACTTGAACTTGTCGACATCGGGCATCTTGCGGCTGAGCTCCGCCATCAAACGGTTCTCATTGGCTTGCTGCCCGGCATAAGCGGCGTTGATCCGCCGGAGCCACTCCGCATGCTGAGCGAAGGAAGGCGCTCCGCTTTCAGTCACTTTCTTTTTGCCTTCACTGACGTTGAGACAAGCATGGATAAACTCGGCTTGTTCCTTAGTCAGGATGTGAGGCACATAAGGCTGCGGAGACTGTTGATCTTTCTCCCAAAGCCGGTTGGGTTTACCCGATTCGTCTAAGACCGGGCCAGAACCGTCGCCCCGGTAGCCATGGCGCTGATTCTGGATGTAGTGGACAAAGTCAGCGGCGAAGTGAGGATCATCGGGCTGATAAGCGACTTTGGTGCCGCTAGCCTTGGCTGCTTCCCAGAGATGCTCGGCGTTGTTTAAGACCTCATCCCCACCGTAGCCTTCCAAGAGCACAGCCGGTTCTTTGTTCAGTCCCGGCTTAGTGGCCACTAACTGCTCAGGGATCATCGTGATCAGCTGTTCCTGAGTCGGGGTCTGACCGGCGATGCGCTCTCCGGCACTGGAAACCGAGTACTCTTCACGCCGTCTCTGAGCGGTGGGACGAGAGCCCACATGGCGCTGAGCGGCACTCCCGTAGAGATAGCTGAAGGGTTTACCTTCCAAGATCTTGCCACTGATCCAGGGCAGCTTATCCCGGTGTTCCTGATCCAGCGGTCCCAACATCTGTTCGTTGACCGGGTCGCCCGGCACGAGGTAAGCGCCGACCAGCCGATCTGAACCGGTGTCGGGATTGATGCGTCTAGCGACTCTTAGATCGTGGGGCTGGAGCCGCTGGGCATGGGTAGTATGGATGTTACCCATGGCGGTTTTAAAAGCTTCTTCGGGGTCCTCGCTCGAGGCATTAGCCTTGTCATGCTCCGCCCGCATTTCCTCGGCCGTAATCGGATCGATTAAAGCGGCTCCAGAAGGCGGCTGCTCGGCTCGCATGGCGCTAGCTGGTAGTTGGTCAGTCTGAGCCTCTGGAGGCGTCTTAATCAGGCTTTTAACGTGGGTCTCGATGGCTTTACGGGCTTCGGGGATCGAGCCGAAGCGAGCCATGGGGCCTTCCTTGGTTGAGAGCCCAAGCGGGTTAAGCTCGTTAATGTGGACGTTTTTGGTGAGCGCGATCTTGCGCAAGTGCCCCGGTGGCAACCCGTGTTCTCTTTCCAGCTTCTCCAGATACCGGTCCCAGAGTTCCGGCAGATAACCGGCTTCTACGGCTTGAGCGGTCTCTGGAAGCTCCTCAGGCATTGCGGATCGGGGCAGCCATCGGGCCGCCAAAGTAGCGCACTGCCGGTGCCGCCGGTTCTACCGTAGGAGCAGGAGCAGCGATCTCCTGGGCAGCCACCTCTCGTTCCTGTTCCTTAGCTTCGGCTTCTTCTTCGGTGCGTTGGGCGGCTTCCTCATCGTCAACCGTGTCGCCAGTCTCTGCATCGTGCTTCTCCCCGTACTGATCGAGGTGGTAGTTAGTGGAACGTTTCTCTTCTGGCTTGGCAGGCTTAGCCTGAGCCACCTCCGGAGTACCGCTAAAGCCGGGACGTTTAGAAGCAACAGCGCTCTGCCGGGCGATCTCTTCCTGGCTTACCCCTTGGTCTGGCGCATGGGCATTGTCGTAGATATCGACATAGTCGCTCTGACCTTTAAAGGTGTCGTCCCAGCGATAGGTTTTGCCGTTATGGGTAAACTCCTGGCCGCTGGCGACCGGGACCCCGTTAGGGCCGATCACCGGAGTCAAACCTCTCTTCCGAGCGCCCTCGATCGTGAGAGCAGCGGAGTAGTTGTTCTGCAAGCTGCCGGGGGTGAGAGCAAACTTGGAGTTGCCGATTCCCAGCAGGCTATTGTTATCCGGGGTTGAGTCTCCGATGTAGCCGTACCAGAAGGCAAGCACACTAACCGGAGAATGTTTCATGCCGTGATTTTGTTGGGTCCAGTATAGCCGGGAGTCTTTGGGGAGTAAGCAGTTACCGACTGCCCGACTAGGGGCATCTGTCGGTAAACGACGTTCAGTTGCTGGAGGGCTTCGACATCCTGCATGTAGTATTCCAGCCGGGCGACCCCGTAAGCGGCTGCGATCTGAGCTGCTTGTTGCAAAACCAAGATCGGGTCCGCCGGTACTCCGCAATTGTTGGAGTAGGTCGATTCCCCGACATTGTTAGTGGGGGTCCACCCGGTGTCTACAGTCCACCAGAAAAATTGTCCTTCCCGCGAGATGTAAGGCAGCAAATTAAAGATCTCCCAGCCGCTGCCAGCGTTATTGTTAGGTGGAGGGGTGCAAGCTCTGAAGCCATTCTTCGCGATGCTGAACCGGCTGCCGTACTTGGTATAGCAGTAGTTAGCCGTCATCTGGGCACAGGTCTGATTGGTATAGGTCGGGTTCACCGCTGTATCGAGCCCGCCATTGGTGCCCATGGACATACTGAAGAGCTGGCGCGGGAAAGCCTTGAACTGCGCGTCGGTGACCGCAGTAATGCCATTAACCACGTTTTGGGTGGTGTAACCGATCATGGGGCTCGTCCAGTTATTGATCATGTTCTGGCTTAGTCCTACCGTGGTCGGGACGCTGGTGCCCGGAGCGGCATTTCCGGCCGCACCGATATTCTGGATCACGATGGAAGTCGGAGCCGCGTTAGTTCCGTTAACTGTGGTGACCAAGAACCAGCCCACATAGCCTGGGCCGGTCCCCTGCACTAGAACGTACACACCGGCGTAGATCGGAGGATTGTTCTTGGTATTATCGGGAGTCAAGGTCACGGTCCCGTTAACAGCTGGCACATTCCAGGCCGTCACCGTGCGCCAGTTGCCCGCGTTCTGGTAAGGGATTGCCCAGTCCCCTCCACCATTGCCGGGCGGGTTCATGGCGATGTATTTGACACAAGGGGTATTGGCATACCGAGCGCCAAGGGCTTGCCAGAATGCCTGCTGCAAGGCCACATAGGTCGGATCCCAGTAGACCTGAATGGTGGTGCCGGTATTGGTATCGACAATCTGGGCGACTTGGCTTTTTACCCAACCGGGGCAAGCACCATCGGTCATGTTGACCCGCAGCATCACCGATTTACCATATTGGGTAGCCCGAGCTATTTCGGAGTCGAAGTAGCTGAAGTTCCACGTGTTGGCAGCGGTCTGGACGTTCTTCCACTGGTCCCGCAGAGAAACCCCATGAGCCAGTTTCCCAGTGTAGATCACCTGATCAACCACCTGTTCCTGTCCGCTCTGGGGCAGAGCCAGGATCATCATCCCTCGGGGCAGAATGACTAGGTTCTTTTGTCCGCCTCCGAGCAGAGGCTGAAAGTTGAGTTTAAGGGATTGGGCTGCCGGTACATCGCCTGGGGGTAAGTCACCGTAAAGACTTTGGGAATAGACTTGTGGACGCATACTGAAGAGGTCCTCGTTTCCAAGCCTGGATCTTAGCGCTTTATCCCGCCGGTAGCTACAACGCTTTATGTCTTCCCTGTGAAGGCGTTCCCGAGCGAGCAGAGCGAGACCTTACCGGTTTAGCCCGGCTGTAGAGGGATTTAAGATGTAGAACTTCCTCACTTGCTTAATCCGCGTTCGGCGTTTCCCGTCGCTTCGCTTTCGCATTTGCGACCTTCCTGGGCTAGATACCCCTTAGTGCGCAGTTCGGTGAGAAGAGTGGCTAGCGGTGCTCTTCTGTAGCTTTCTAGCTCAAGTGCTAGCGTTCTAGCTGTTTCACAAGGAAAACTTGATTCCCAGCTATTTACACGTCGAGGCTCGCTTGACTCGGAGCGTGCAGTGGCGGATTGTCAAAGAGCGTAAGTTACTTGGTCCTACGACCATTTGATGCGGATGTCAATCGCTAGGCATCCGCATCTTTTTTTTTGGAATCGTGCTGGCCGGTTTTGTGATGCATACTCCCCGGCAGCAATGGATGCTCTGTTCGAAGAGGTTTATGCTGAAATCCTTTATGGCGACATCGGCCTTTTCCGCGAGCACACTCCCTGGTTCAAACTAGGCTTTATGCCGCCCTCGACTCCGGGGGCAAAGATTTATCTTCCCCAAGGGATGCTGATCTTGGATCTGCCCAACGGGAACACGCCGGTCGATCCCGCGATCTGGAGCGGCTCACTGGCAGACGGGGTCAGCTTACGCCAATCCTGGCATTTCCTAGAGCCGCAACAAGGGGTCTTTGATTTCAGTTATTTGGATGGCCAGATCGCGCTAGCCCAGCTCCATCAAAAAAGCGTCATGCTGCGCATTGTCTGTAACGGCCCCAACATGCCCAGCTGGGTCCAGGCTAACTCCCAGCTTTTCATGGGCTGCACGGACGGCAACTGGTACTTCGTTTACTGGGATCCTTTCGCGCAAGCCGCCATAGCCGATATGTACGCGGCTCTTGGAACTCGCTACGGATCAATCCTCAACGTCAAATGGGTTGCGGTCAGTAGCGTTAACTCGACTAGCGGCGACTGGGATATCCCGCTCAACACCGCGAACTGGAACTTGGCCCACAACTTCATTTTCCCGGCTCCCGGCCAAAGTGTGACCGTGCAGGTAGCGCCGGGCGGGCCGCCCATCTATCCAGGGGTGTTGACCTTTGTCGGACAGACTTACGGCTGGACCCAGGTGACGGCCGTTGATAACCCGAAAAATCCGACCACGGCGACGATCGTGAACCTGGGCTATCCCGGCAACGACAATAGCGGCACGAGCTTGGTGCCGATCGGTAAAGGCATGTACGTCAGCGACCTCGATAACTGGCTCAGTCCGATGTACAACTACACTTCCCAGAGGGCGATCAACGCGGTCTTAAACAACATCGAAGCAGTCTGCCTCAATTTCCCTAACTCTATCTGTACCCTGGCCTGCGGCCGCAACGGGAATCTTGATCCCACCCAGGACTACGTCTGCCAGCAGATTTCCATCGTGGCGGCTCAGCTCTACGGCCCTCAGTACGAGATCCAGAAAAATCAAGCTAACTGCACCACTCCGCTTCCACCGGCGACCAACACCAACTTCTACATTTTCGATCTGTTGCCCTACATTCATCGGGGCGGCCAGTTTACTTGGTTTTCAGTGGGCGACCCGACCTACCGCAATAACAAGGGTAACCCGATTGATCCTTTTGTGGCCTTGCAGCAGACCTTTTATCTTCAGGCTAAGTGGGGAGAATACCGGCTGGAAACTTATGAGGTTGACGCTAAAGCGATGCAGCAAGTGGGGGTTGTCAAAATCCCTATCTCCCCGATCTTTCCCCCGTAAAAAGCACTAGCGCCAGGGGAATTCGCTTTCCCCCGGCGCTAGGCCGATGAACAACAATTTTTAGTCCGCAATCTGTTGAACGATACGGATAGCATCGTAATGGATATCCTTGGCGATCATCCAGCCTTCCGGCACCAGATCAACGCTGGTCTGGTTCCAGCCGGTAAAACCGAACTCTTGAGCCAAGGTAAAGGCCGCGAATTTGTTCGGGTACTTTTCATCCACCGAGATTGACAAGTCCCTATAGAAACCTTGCAGGGTTCGCGTGTAACTGAACACGCACCGGTAGCCGAACGTGGTTGTGATGCAGTAGCGTGGGTCGTCTCCTGGCACCTCAGTCTCGCCTGGAATATAAGGATGTTCTTTGGCGAATTGCTCGACCTGGGCCACTTGTTTTCTGAACTCGTCGTCAAGTATTAGCGGACGAATTTTCATTGTTTAAAGACCACGAGCAGCCCGCGTTCACAGCGTTCGTCCCGGCGCGAGCTGCGCTCGAACACGTGACAGGACATTTGCATCAGCCGGGCCTCGGCTACGCACCGGAGCAGGTTGGGGTTATTGATGTCATGAAATAGGCCGATCCCGCCCGGCCGAATCATGGAGCAGACCTCTCCGAACCAGCGATGGGATTTGCCGTGGTCGGCATCAGAAACAATAAAGTCAAAGTCCTCGCCTTGGTAAGCGGTGACAAACTGTTCCTCGGTACAGCTGTGAAGCTCCAGATTGGCGCTAGGATCGATCGGTTGCTCTACCCCGCTCCATTGAGACCAGTCGTCGACCAAAACGTGCGTATAGGGCAGCTGGTTGTAAAGACAGCCATTCTCGATGGCATCGAAGCTCTTGCCTAAGCCGTAGCCCAGCTCAAGGATGCGCATGGGTTTATTGGCTACTACCAGCCCATAGATGAGCTGGCAGTGGTTTTCGTCGATTCCGATTAAAGCGGTTTCAGTCATTCTTTCTCTGGGTTGTTCGGTAAGGTACTTAAACTGTATCGGACACAAGCTTTTTGCGGATCCCTGTCAGCCTTTTGAAATGCGCAAGTCCCTGGCAAAGTTGCGCCAGCCAGCCCATTCAACGTAGCGGTATTCGATCTCGCCCTGTTCGTTCCTGCGCCAAAGGCAGGTGTAATCAACTGATCTCATAAGTCTTGGTATTGGGTTGGGCCACAGTTACGGCAGCCGGAATTTCATTGGTTCCTTTTTTCGATATAGCAGTCGCCAGCTTCGCTGAAAGCCACCTCTGCTTCGTCGCAAGCTGCGGATATCTCGCCAGCTGCTTGCTTATATTCCCTAACCGCGAGCGCTCCCTTAGCGTCGTTAAGTCTAGCAATAGCTCGGTCAATAGCCATTCTGCATCCTGTCTCGTAGTCTTCCAAGTTGCGCTTGATGCTCATTCTGCCTCCTGATATTGGGTGAGGCCGCAGTTACGGCAGCACCAGTGAAAGGTGTTGCCTAGGGTTCCGCTCCAGGCTGCTTCGGTGCATCCGCAAATCGGACAGCTTAAGTCCGGTTCGTTGCCGTCATCGCCCTGGAAGGATTGAGGGTCATCAGCCATAGGCGGGTGGTCAGCTGGCAGCTCGTACCATTGCTCTTGGGTTTTCCAGTGATCGTAGCTCATAGGTGTTGCTCAGTAGGTGGCCGGTCTGGCAATGGGGGTCATTACCAAACCGGCCGGGTTGAAGTTAAGCGGCGACCTCCTCCTGGGAGGTGATTTCAATTTTGGTTGGGCGGCTGAAGAAACCGAAAGCCGGATCCTTGGCGCTGATCTCCACCCGGCCGGTGAAGCTGATCCGGTCGCCCTTGCCGCAGTTATGGTTGCAGGTGCCCCAGAGTTTGAACCCCTCGTCAGACTGGAAGAGGATCTTGGTCGAGGTGCCGAAGTCGTTCTCGACCTCCTTGGTGCCCAGGATGGTGCCCTTGAGCGCGACCCGGTTGCCGTTGTAAGCGGCCGGGATCGGCTGCGCGGCTGGCTCGGTGGCACGCTTGGCTTCACGCTCCGCGATCCGGTCAAGACCCTGGTTCAGGAACCGCTTGACGGTCTCAGCCTGCTTCTCAGAGATCTCGAAGTAACGGTTGATCTTGTGGGTCAAGTCAGAGAGGAAAGTGAAGAAGTACGCCCGCTCAGGCCGCTCGGCCAGGACCACCCGCTCTAACTCCTGGCGCAGCCCTGGGTGGCTCAAGTCGAACTTGGCCAGCTTGGTGGCGCGGGCGACGGCTTCGGCGCGTTCCTTGCGCACTAGAGCTCCCTTGTCAGGCAGGTCGAGTTCCTGGGCGCACTGAGTGCCGGTCACTAAGAGGTGGCCGGTGCGGACATCGCGATAGAGCACAAACCAGTGCAGGAATTTGCCGCAGTGCTGGCACTTGCCGCCCTGGCCCTTAGCACGCAGGCCGCTCCAGGGCTCCTTCTGGCAGTAGGCTTGCCAGATGACATTGTGTTCGTCCTCGGTGTAATCCGGCAGGAGGGAGTTGACGTATTCAGCGAAGTCCTCGCCACAGTCCCAGTTGTAGCCGGTGGTGACGTAAGTGTAGTTGGCAGGGTCAAAGTCCGCTTGAGCGGATTTACCGTGGGTAAGGTAGTTGTTCATCTGCCAACATCCTAAGATATAAAGGATGAAATGCAAGAAAAAAGATTAAGCAAAATAAGTGGGGAGCGCCCGGTCGGCCGAGTTGGGACCGTCGCTCCCCTGCGTGGGTTGTCGCGGGACTTCCGTTACCAAGCAACAAAACCCGCGTTTAGCCCGGCACTCCACGCTTATCCAGGGCTAAAGTTATGAGGTACGAAAGGAAAGAGGATTCCCTCAGTCTTGATGCGGCGAATAAGTTTTGTCGCTATTTGGGCTTCGATATTTTGCTGACCCGATCCTCGTGTTCCGGCACTGACGATGTTTTCCAATTCAGCAATTACATCCAATACAGTGAGTTGTTTCATTAGTCCTCCTGCCAACCCCAGTAGAACCGGGGCATATGCTGGAACTCCAAGGAGCCTTTCTTGCCGGTGGCTTTCTCGCGCACCATGATAAAGGGCGCAGCAAAGGCCAGGACAATGAAATCCTCGCGCAGCTGGTCAGTAGACCAGACCTGTCCGTAACGCTCTTCTAGCGCCTTCCTGGCTTCAGTATTGGCGTTCAGCTCGGCCAGCCGAGCCCGGCGATAGTCTTCTGTTTCATCAATCATAAAAGAGACCGGGTTAGTCACTTCCCCGGCTGAGTACGGTTAGTTTTTGCTCTGATTAATCAGGACTTCCCAATCGGTCTTAGTGAGTTCGACCACTTGGCCGCCAATGCGCTCCAACTCGGTGGCGCGATCATAGGAAGGCACATCGGCACTGAAGCGGGTGATGGCATTGTAGAGGCCAAACCTCGTCAAATCGCCACCGGTGATCAGTTGCTGCAAGACGCCTTTCTGCTCAACTTCGGTGATGCCCAGCTTTCGGCTGGACAGGTTCACCAGCTTCACCACATCGGTCTCCCGGCCGATCACGTCCTGGGTTGTGCCGTCAACCTTGTCGCACAGTTCGTCAAAGCGTTCCTTATTGAACGCGACCGTGACGACGTCCCTGATTTGCGCCATGAGGGCGGCATTGGTCAGGGTTTGGGTTTCCTGGCTCAAGAGGGCGGCAACATCCTCGCCCAATAGGTCATGGCGGCTACCGATGTGGTACTTCTTCATGGAGCGTTCTGCGAAGGTGGCCAGATTGCTGCAAAACTGGTCATAGATCCCAGCTTGGATAGAGAGCGCTCCGAAGCCGCACTCGGAGTTAGAGATGGTGATTGCCGGTGCGGCGATGCGCACTATCTGGTGACGGCCATCGCCGAGATAATTCCCGGTCTCGGCCAGCTTCCGGTTGACGGACTTATCGACCACTTTCAAGTAGAACTTGCGCTCGGTGATATCGGAGGACATGACGTCAAATCGGTTTGCGTCGATCAGCACCGGCAAAATGGTCATGGCCAGATCAAAATTTTCAATCGGCCGGAACCGGTCGGAGAGGAACGCTCGGACGGTGCCGTCCAAGGTCCTGATCATGCGCTTGGCAGGCTGGCGAGTCATATCGCC